GAGATACTCTTTAAGTAGTAAATACAAAAGGCAAGTTCCCTCTTAATTTTCAGACAATTCTATCGGTGCTCCCTCTGGCTGTCGCCATCGGTCGCGTTGGTCGGCTGTCGCCTCCGCTGTTAGCACATTTGTTCTATTCTGTCGGCTCGCTCGTGTGGGTCGGCTGTCGCCTCCGCTGTTGAAACATTTGTTCGTCTCTTTGTTCTATACCAACTATAACAATAATTTGTTAACACTTTGTTCATAATTTATACTTTATTTGTTAACAACTCCATGATACAATAAAAGAAAAAATCAAGGAGATATAAAGAAATGAAAAGACCTAAAGACGGCGTTATAAATAGTAAGTTAACACCTTATGAAATGTTACAGCACGCGATTTTAGTGCAAGCGGTATCCGATATTAAAACGACAAAATGGTACAAATTGCTACCAGATGGAAGGCACTGTTCATACAAAGAGGGAGCTGAGGCGGCGCAATACATTGTTTTAGTATTGAAACAGCACGGCTACACTGAAAAGGAAATTGGCAAAATTTTCAGAGAAATTACACCGCATAACTATAAATATGATATTGTAAAAGAAGAATTAAAAAAGAGAGGTATTAAGTTATGAAACAGACAGAAATTCAGGCAAAATATTTTACTCGTTGGCATTATGATTCTATCGAAACCACTTCTAGTAAGTCAGAATATATCACCCGTGTAGGCAAACTTGCCAATGTTGCAAATAAGCGCGCAAAGACTTTAACGACAGCAATATCAAAAGGTAGAATATCAGAGGATAGAACAGCCCTTTTCAGATATCAGGATGCTGTTGACTACTTTAACAAGCACGTTGCATATAACGCCACGTATGTTTCAACTGGTAAAGCTGTTTATAAAGATTTTTCAATCCGTGAACTGAGAGCACTTGAAAACAAGCTTCTTCATTATCTGGAAGCAAAAGCATCAACCGCACGTGGTAGCATCGAAGTAGAAAATAAAAGAGTAGCAACGTTTAAAGAACGTTACGGTGTTGACATTTCCAATCTTTCTAAAAATATCCGCGACAAGCTTTTTAATACGTTGCATTATCTATCAGATAAAAAGTATGCGCAGCTATCAAGTGATCAAATAGTTACACTGTTAACAGAAGCAATAAATACGAATAATAGAGAGGGCTTGCAAGAACTTTTTAAAGCATCTGAAGAATTATACCCAAATTTAAAAGATCAAGCTGAGTTTAGAGTTGCAATTATACAAAATAGTTCTCTATCATGGAAAGATAAAGCACGTGAGTTCAAAGCCGCAAACAATCTGTATAAACGCAATCGAGCGAAGCCAAAACCGAAATCTATAAAGCAGGAGTTGTAAATTATGATAGTTCAATGTTTAAATAGATCAAATGAATATGATAATATAGAAGTAAAGCCAGTGGCGGACTATGTTCCGTCACATGGCTTTTCTTTGCATAAACCTTTAGGCAAAAAGAAAGACAGCCCTTATTATATTGATCAATTTGGAACTTTTGACATTGAAACCACTTCGCGGACACGCATTGAAAAAGATGACCAGGGCGAAGAAGTCACGAAACCTATTGATGCTTTTATGTATGTGTGGTCGGCTTGCATTGATGGCGAAGAAGTTCATGGTAGATACTGGAAAGACTTCCTTGTTTTACTTGATAAAATACAAGCTTACTATAAAACAAACGAGTCACGCTATTTTGTAATTTACGTTCATAATCTGCCTTTTGAATTTTCTTTTATGATTGGGTATTTAAACGACTATAGCGAAGTGTTCGCAACTGGTAAACGTAAACCGCTTGTATGGCGCTTAAAGAAACGTGGAATAGAATTTCGGTGTAGTTATAAGCTTACGAATATGTCACTTGATAATTTCACGAAAAAAATGGCGGGATGTACGCACATAAAAGCAAAAGGTGATTTGGACTATTCACTTGTAAGACACAATGAGAGCTATATCAGTCCTACAGAGTGGGGATATATCATCAATGATACTTTAGGTTTATGGGAAGCAATATCTTACATGCTTACAAAAGACGGCGATAGAATTGCAACCGTACCTTTAACAAGTACATCTTATGTGCGCCGCGACATGAAAAGAGCTATACGAAAAGGTACTACCACCCGACTGTTAAAGAAAAAGTTAGCTTTAACAGATAAAACATATAAGCTTTTAAAAGAAGCTTTTCGTGGTGGCGATACTCACGCTAACATGATAAAATGCGTGAAAATATATCATGACGTTTACAGTTTCGATGCAAGTAGCATGTATCCAGCTATGCTTCTTTTGATGAAGTTTCCAATGACAGCTTTTGAAAAAATGCCTGTAACATCAAAATGTTTGAAATATATAAAAAGTAAAGAGCTTGCATGGATAGCACAAATAAAGCTTACAAACGTACGACTTAAAGAAGATCAATACAATCCGTATTTGTCTATCAGTAAATGCCGCAACTTGCAAGGGGTTGACCCTGACAACGGCAGAATATGGAAAGCAACAGAGCTAGAAACAACAGTGACAGATATAGATTTTTCTATCATTGAAGAATGCTACGATTTTGACAGCGTTGAAATTATAGAAGATACGCTCTATACCGCACATTATGGATATATTCCAGATGATGTAAGAAGCGTTATCATGGAGTATTTCACAACGAAAACAAAACTTAAAATTGCTGTAAAGAATACCGCCCCAAATAGTAAAGAGAGGGAAGAAGCGGAGTATGACTTGATGAAAGCCAAAAATAAATTAAATGGCATTTATGGAATGGCTGCAACGGACCCCATTCACCCTATTATGTTGTATTTAGAAAACGAATGGCAAGAATTTTCATATTCAAGGTATGAAAATGACATTGCATATAAAGAAAAAGTTGACGCAAGCGGCTTTTCGATACCAGATGAAAAAAGCATTGCAGAGCAAAGCGAAAAAAGCGTTTTACCGTATGTGTGGGGCGTATATACAACTGCTCACGCGCGTAAACATTTAAGACGTATTTTAGCATGTGCGGAAAGTTCATATATTTACTGTGATACGGACAGTTGCAAAGCAACTAACTTTAATTTTGAGAAATTGACAGAATTAAATAATTGGATATATGAACTGTGCGAAGAGACTAATAGTTTTGTTGACATTGACGGCAAAAAATATTATATTGGATATTTTGACTGCGAAAGCGATGTAAAATCTGAAAATAGGTATGAACCCGAATACAAAGATTTTAAAACTTTAGGGGCGAAGAAGTATTGTTTCACCGCTTATAAAGAAACAAAGGATAAAACCTATTTTGGCTGTACAATATCGGGAGTCAAAAAATCAAGAGGTGTCGAAGTGATAAAAAACCTTGACAACTTTAGAGAGGGATTTAAGATAAAAAATAGTGGTGGTTTTCAAATCTGGTATAATGATAACGATAATGTTACAAAAGTAAAAGTTACGGACTATCAAGGCAAAGAAGCGATAACAGAATATACTGGTTATAGTTGCATGATTGCGCGTGATTATGAAATAGGTTTATCAGATGATCAAATTAAGAACTACACCATAGTTGATGAAATAGTGGAATAAATAACGTTTTATTTGCAAAACTTTTGTAAATAAGTTATTATATACTTGTAAGGGAAAGAACCCTTAATAAAAGAAAAGAGGATAACGAAAATGAGAATTGAAAGACAATCAAGAGAATTTGACAAGAAAGAAATTTTTAAGATGGCGAATGACCATCATTTGTTAATGAAGAATTTACCAGATGATAGCATTGTAAACGTAACTGATTACGTACGATACACAACAGATGACAATAAGGAAGTGGCTGTTTTTTATCATACTGACATTGAGACGGGCGAAGTTGTAACAATAGCTACATCAAGTCCAACTGTGATCAAGACCGCAGAAAGTGCATATGATTTTATGGGCACTTACAATTTACAGTTTAAGCTGACACGCTCACAGAGTAAAGCGGGCAGAACTTACATGGATTTTGAGCTTGTTTAATTTATAATGGTAGGGAGGGTGGGATGAACAAGTTGTTCACATCAAAGAGGGAAGTCAATTTGGCTTCCCTCTTTTAAGTTAATGAGGTGATATTATGGATTTATATAAAGAAAATGGATATTTGAATTATAAATACATTTGTGACGTTGGACAACGTTATATTGATATAATAGGCGGCAGAGGTATCGGAAAATCTCACTTAATATGTGATATCTGGAATGACGGACACTATCCGATTTTATACGTTCGTAGAACAAACGTTGCGCTTGAAAACAGCTTTTCGACTATAGGCGACTTTGTAAAGCCGGATTGGTTCGGAAAAGATATTCGTTTGAAATATAATGATAAAAAAGGTTATGGCAAAGCATATCTGACAGATGAGGACTTGCAAAATGATAAACCTTTTATAGTAGGGGTATCTTTATCTACTTTTCAAAATAAAACTGGTATAGACTTTACGCGGTTTTATGATGTAATTTTTGATGAATTTATTCCTCAAAAAGGCGACAGACCTATAAAAAACGAATTCCAGGCATACAAAAATATTATGGAGGTTCTTTTCAGAAACCGCCCTGACTCTGAAACGGAAAAAATAAGAACGTGGTTTTTCGGCAATTCTAACGCTATTATGTCAAACATTTTAATCGGATATCGACTTATCCCGGACTGTTACAAAGCTGTAAAAGAAAGAACTGAAATTACACAAGTAGATAGGTGTGAGACAACACTTATACTTCCTTTTAACTCTCCTGTTTCAGAGAAAAAGAGACAAAACGCTTTTTATAGGAATCTTCCAAAAGGCAGAGCGAAAATGGAACTTGATAACGAATTTATGGATTTGGAAGATGATAGAATACGTCATCAAAACTTAAAGGAATATACGCACGACATGAAAACACCTTTGTTTTCCGTGTGGCTGCATAAGTCAGCCTTTAAGTTTTATGTAACTAAACCTATGAAAGCACATTGTGATGATGTTTTTGATGCTTCGCCATCATCACTAGAAAGATGGCAAACAAGTAGTAAAAAGTATCTAAAACCAATGTTTATAAGTGGGGATATAACATTTTCAGACTATGAAACACAGTGCGATTTTTTAGCATCTTTTGATTGTGTATCATGGTATGATATTCTATAAAGTTGTAATTGACAAACAATTATATAAATGTTATATAATAAATAGGCGGTTGCACTATCCAAACACTAGTCAGTGTGTGCAAGTCAGGGATGACAGACAGACCGCCTATTACTGCTGTATAGTGTAAACGGTTAGCACATATGACTTTGACTCATATAATAACAGTTCGATTCTGTTTACAGCTGTCAACAAAATAAAGAAAGAAGGTTAAAATATGAAAATCGATGAAATTTTAAAGCTTGTAAATGCAGGCTACAGTAAAGATGAGATTGCAGCATTTGACGTTACAGATGATAAAAAGACAGAGCAAAAGTCAGAACAAAAGACAGAGCAAAAGAGTGACAGTTCGTTTGATTATGACAAGTTTGCAGCAGCGCTTGTAAAAGCACAACAGCTTGCAAATGGCAAGACTAATTTTGGCGGTTCAAACGATAAGACGGATATCAGTAAATTTTTCTAAAGGGGGTATACTATGGCAAGTTTAAATTATACTCAAATTTCTGCAATTCTCAATACCATGTATGAGGAATACACTGGAAGAAAAACTGGACAGAATTTAAGTTTTGGGCAAATGCAAAATACATTTAAAATGGGTCTTGATAGAGAAGACGACAATCTTTATCAAATCATTCCGACAGTTCTCGCAAAGACGATTTTCTCTATTCGCCCGTATTCCAGAAAACTTTCTGGTATGGTTTGGGATAGTGAGAGATATGGAAATTATATTCGTAAATTTACTCCTATTGTTAACGATTCCAACATTAACAATGATGAATGGAACGTAAATGTGGAGCTTGCTAAACCAGAAGCAAATCAAGACTGGAAAGCTGGAACAAAGCCTGTAAAGTATGATGTTTTACTTACAATCGCAAGTGGAGGGCAAACTTTCGCAAGAAAGTACACAATATGGAAGAATCAGTTAAACGCTGCATTTGGCAGTGAGAGTGGAGTTGCATCATACTTCTCTATGTTAATGACTGAATTTTCAAACATTTATGAGATTGATCTTGAAAATATCGCTAGGGCACAGCTTGCAAACCTTGCAATTATCCTTGCCGATGCAGGCAGTGCAACACCGACAACCGGTAACATGTGTAAAAAGACACAAGTATTTCATGCGTTAACAAAATATAACGCTGAAACGGGTCTTGCAATGACAGCAAAAACAATCATGAATCCAGCTGACTTCAAACCGTTCATGGTTTGGCTTTCCGCTGAGATGAAAACGCTTAAAGAAAATATTGCTGTTCGCGGTACACGTTTTCACGGAGATTTCACTGGAAAAGTTGTAAACCGTCATACGGATGCAGCTGATTTAAGATTTTATCTAATTTCGAAGTTTGGAAATTATTTTGAAGCTAATGGGTCTGAATTTTTCCATCCAGAAAAGGCAGAGCTGGGCGATTATGAAAAAGTTACTTTCTGGACAGATCCCGAAAATCCTATGACGATTAAGGGAAGCGCAGAAGGTGTCAATGCAGACGGTACAAGTAAGTTTACACTTACAAACAAGACGGTCGAAAACGTTCTGGGAGTTATGATGGATATTGACACTTTAGGAATTGTGCCTGTTGATCAATGGTCGGCTGTCGAACCACTGAATGCAAGGTTTGGTTTTAGAAACGGTTGGAATCATTACACGTTTAAGACACCAGTTGACTTTACAGAGAACGCAATTTTGATTTTACTTGATTAAACAAAGGGGCTTCAATGCCCCTTTTATTGAATAGGGGGTACATATGGCATTTGAAGTTAAATTTGGAAAATCTGACAAAAGAATCAATAGTACAAAAATACCAACGTTATCAGAGGCTGCAACATGCGTACTTAAAAGCGGTACTAGTATCGAAAGACCAACTTTTATTTTGCAGTCAGTTTCCCCATTTGATTGGAATGTTGCCTACTGTGCAACGTTCGGAAGATATTATTTTATCAATGATGTTACATATGTAGAATCAACTTATGAAATATCATGTACTTGTGATTATCTAGCAAGCTACAAAGATGAGATTTTAAGTAATACAGCATATGTTGAAAGAATCGGTACTTTTTCAGAAAGAAATCCGTTTATCATTGATACAATTTTACCAACATCATGCAAGCCCAACATTATGACAGCTAGTGCAGCGCTTGCAACAGATCAAACTGGGTGCATTATAATTTGCACAGCGGGAAAATCTGGAAATGGTTTTATTGTTTTAACAGTTGCTAATTTTAATCGTTTATGTTCATATTTATATACAGCGGAATACACAACTGGTTTAAACGATTTTTTACAGAATCCTGATGGAGTGGCTAAAGAGGTGGCGCACCCTCAAGACTATCTGCTATCAGCAACATGGATGCCTTTTTCACCCCCAGGCGGTACACCTGTTAATGTTGTGTTAGGATATGTAAACACTGGAATTCCAGGGTGGCAACTTGCTACAAATAACACTTTCTCAAAAAGTGTATCTATAACAGTTCCGCGAACAGAACAAATGGCGGATGCTAACTATCCTTTTTTAAGATTTTCGCCATATGCACATTATATGTTACAAGTGCCATTTTATGGCACAATTCCACTTAATCCCAATTTAATAGGTTCTACATTACTTATCAATTACACTATTGATATATCTGGCGGTTGCGATATTTCTATTTTTAGTGGTGCAACACTTGTTGCAAGTTTAAATGGAAATTGTGGCGTTCCTGTTGGATACTCAGCACGTCAAACGAATATTATAGGTACATCACAAGTAGAACTTGCAAGTGCTATGCAATTTTCTGATAGTATACAGAAAAGTTTTTCATCTGCGGCTGAAGTGGATGCAATAGGCGCTGCAAGCAATTTTATAAACGCGACGGCTGCTATAGGTAGTGGAATAATGTCTGGTTTGCAAGCCGCAGTCCCGCGTGTTACTAACAGTGGTGGTAGTGGTTCGATTTATGTTAACAATTTAGTGTATTTGGTTTGTGAATACTATCCGTTGATTGAAACAAACCTTTTTTATCAAGGGTATCCGTGCTGTAAATTTAAAACATTAAATAGCATTAGTGGTTTTGTAAAATGCAAAAATGCTAATATAAAATGCAATGCAACTGCTGACGGAACAGCGGCGATTATCAACTATTTGAATGGGGGTATGTTTATAGAATGAAACCTTTTGTATATAGTGGGTACTATGTGGGCGAAGGTGTATCAAGTCCGATTATTAACGAGTACGAGTCAAGACAAAATCCAAACATGATCCATATTAATAATACATGGGACTATGCAACATACTTTCGCTACTTTTTACAACGTGCAGAAAGTCTTATTATTTTTGACGGTATGCCTCAAAACTGGTCGAAAAATTATATCTATCCACTTTTGTTTTTAAAAGGAAACTTTTGTGTTATGGATACAGCACGTTTTGGTGTCATTCCACAACATGGAAACCCTTATGGGTTTGATGTGCAGTATCAACCAACTAACTATATAGTTTCCAACCCAGCTTTTGACGCAAGTTTTAATGGAGATTTGGTTATTGGCGAAAATTGTGAGATTGTAAAATTAACACCTGATTGGTGCGGTATTGGCGATTTGATAAATTCATATGCACAGAGAGTTGCCATGGCTTTATCTAATCATGATGTTGCAAGTGCTCTTGCAAAATTTGGTTTTATTTTTACAGCCAAAAACAAAAGCACGGCTGACACTTTTAAGGCAGCTTTTGATGATATTATGTCTGGAAAGTTGGCGGTTGTAATCAATCAAGCGCTGTATGATAAGGAAACTGGAAAGCCTCTGTATGAGTACTTTAACAATGACATCGAAAAATGTTACAATGTTGTCAAGTCAGCATTAGAAAGTGTTGAAAACCTCAAACATGCTTTTGATATGGAGATTGGAATTTATACAGCACCTGATAAGAAAGAACGTATGATTACAGATGAGGTTGAAGAAACCAAAAACGCTGTAATGTCAAAGTGTGAGTTGTGGGTTGAAACGCTTAATGAATGTTTAGAAAAAGTAAACGCTCATTATGGACTTGACATTAAAGCACGTTTGAGGTATCCTAACAATAGAGGAGGTGCGCAGCGTGAGAACTATAATTCCAATAGCGACTATGTATGACTATGATAATAGTATCTTTAATGATATTTATGTTAAAGGTGTTTCAAAAGATCAACTTATTGAACACTTTTTGCTATCATACGGAGATCTTACACCCGTTTACCAGGATCCCAAATATTTAAGACGGCATGTTACAAGTGTAGCACGGTCGTTACAGTGGGCAATCGATCACTTGTGGGAAGTAACACAGTTAGAGTACAACCCGATTGAGAATTATGATCGTATTGAAAATTGGACTGACAGCGGAAACGGTACTTTTCAGAAGGGGAAAGTTGATACTGAAGAAACTTTTAACAAGGGTAGCATAACAACGACTTTTGGTAAAGTTTCTGACAGTACACATAAAGTTGCAGCGTTTAATTCTTCAACTCCAGAAGTCGCCAATACTGACAATACAACTGACAGCGGCAGCGATTCGCAAACTTTCGGCGCTGACACCTCACACGGAAGTGTTACCAATGGTTTGGATGAGTCAACCACAAACGGAACACATGAAGGAAGAATTCATGGGAACATTGGCGTTACAACTTCCCAACAAATGATGCAAGCGGAAATTGATTTGACTAAAGCTTACAACTTTCTTGATGAGGTTTGCAAGCTGTATGCCGATAGGATTTTGATAGGAGTGTGGTGATATGGATATTACAGTAGCTATTATTCGTGGTGCATTTATTGGCATAGCTAGCATAGCATTAGCTGTTGCCATTGAATACTATAGGAGGTAGAAATGGAAATTATGAACGCAATCGCTCAAATTGCACAAATGGTGGGTGTGCCGTGCGTGTGTTTGGGTGCTGTAATGTGGTACGTTAATGAGCTTGATATTCGCCAACGTGAGGAAAGAAAAAGTTGGTATGAGAAACATGATCAAGAGAGCACAAAGTGGGTTGATGCACTGAATAACAATACAAAAGTTATTACGGAGTTGTTAACAATCGTAAAAGAAAAGGAGAATTAAGCTATGATTTACAATATTCCAGATAAAAATGTTGCATACATTGCAAAAGCAAGAGAGCTTTACAAAAACCGTGAGAAGTACGCTTATCTTTACGGAGCGAAGGGGCAGAAGTGTACACCAGAGGTTTTTGAAGCAGTATGGGGTGCAGAGCCAAATTATTTTAAAAAGTATACCGCAGCACAGAAGCAGCAGATCAAGGCTTTCTGTTTGGGAAAGACTGTTATTGACTGCAGCGGATTTATCAATCTTGTAACTGGGAAATTTATGTATTCGACGGCATATATAAATAGTTGTACAAATATAACAACTCCTGACAAGACTAAAGATGGCGATTTACTTTATACAACTTTTGGCGGTACTGGTAGACACATAGGTCTTGATATCGGGCATGGATTTTTCATGCATTGCGGAAAAGAGCTTGAAACTATTTCTATTGGTGTGATTGATGGATTTGGATGGGAAAAAGGGGGTAGACTATGACTATACATTATAACGGACCATTTATTCGTATCACTTTTAAAGCTAATGAGTTATCCGAAGGACACCCATCTGTGAAATTAGCTGACGGGTATTCATACGAGAGTATTATCATACATAATTTAGTAAATATCTCAGAGTTAAATCCTTACCAAAATGTGAATAAAGGCGACAGAATCAGATTTCCACCCGTAAATTCTAAATCGCCATCGGTTTTATGGCTATTCATAATTGATGTTACGAAACCCGCTGACATTAAATTTTCAATCGAAAAATTCGGACAAATTCCAGATCCTCATTATTTTGATACAGCTTTTGAACCAATTTTAGTTACGGGTAACGACGGCAATCAGTACAATGTAATTCCTAGTGATCAATTTAAGTAAGAGGTGATACTATGGCATTTTCAAATTTTCCTTATACAGATTTTCATAATTTAAACCTTGATTGGGTGCTTGCCACTACCAAAGATCTAAACACCAAATGGGATGATTACTACAAGCAGTGGAATAAGTGGCAAGCAGATGTACAGAATTATATTGATAATTTGGACTATATAGCAGCCATTGACAATTACCTTGATGCTTTAAAGGCAAGTGGTGAATTGTCCGATATTATTGATACATGGCTAACAGATTATGGAATTATTACTATAGGCGATTCATACGGTGAGGGATATACACCAGATGGAATGGTTAAACCATGGTGCGATATTTTGCATGAAAAGTATTTTAGTGATGCAAGCTTTTACGTTAATAAAAGTAAAGGTGGTAGTGGATTTGGTGCTAATACTCACTTTTCAGAACTGCTATCACAAGCAATCAATACTTTAACAGATAAGCAAAAGAAACAAGTTAAATATGTTGTTGTTGCTGGTGGTTGGAATGATCAATTTATTGCTACTTCTACTGTCAATTCGGGCATTAAAGATGTTATCAATTTAATGTCACAGTTACCAAATGCAACACTTTACATCGGTTGGATTGCAACACCTATCATCGGTTTTACTACTCGAGCAGCCGTAAAAGCATATAATGAAATCAAGACATTATATGAAACCTACTGGGGAAAGTTTAAGTTTTTAAGTGGTGCAGACAGTGCGCTGAGGTGGGTAGGAGTTCTTGCAAGCGATAAAATACATCCAAATGCTACCGGACAAGCTTCGATTGCCGATATGATTTATAAAGCAATGGGTGGATACGCTTCTTGGAATCGAAGCGGAGAATTTGCGCTTGATGGTACTGATTGCACACTGAATGATTATAAGATGCATGTTGTGTTGACTAATACCAACGCACATTGTAGCTTTGGGCATGTGGCAAGCTTCCTTGATTTGGCTTTCACACCTAAAAAGACTTTTAAAAATAACGCTACCAAGGTTATGAGTCACAATCTGTCATTTGTAAATGAGCAAAGTATCTGTAATTGTAATGCTGTTGTTCATGATTCTGCTGGATATCATCAATGCATGGCGGTTCTCACCATCAATCCCTTTGATGCAACACAAGTAGATAGTGGTGCAATTTATCTTCAGTTGGTTGATATAAGCGGAAGTGGATTCGCTACTTATACTAATGTTGATGAGATCCAGTTATATGGTGTGGAATTTAATATTACACTGAATTAAGAAAGAGGGGTTTAAGCCCCTCTTTTTGTTATCTTAATTCTTTACTCCTTTAACACTGATTATTTCATAACGTTTAGTATCTGAAAAGTCATTACACAATCTAAACTTTATCTTTGCATCAAGTTCACTGTCTGCCTTGCAGCTAAAAAGGTCATTTTCATTAGTATAGTTATCATGATATTGTATAATATACTGATTTTCTTTTAATAGCTCAATTTCTATTTTTGTAAAAGTCCACCCTGCCCATTTATAATTAATAGTGTATTCAAAAGCTTCCTTAAAACTTTTAGCTTTAATGTGGTCACAGTCGTGCTGATAGTCATTATCAGTGTCAAATCCCCATACACAAATTGAATAAATCATTTTAATACACCTCTTACAAGAAAATCAAGTGATGCTTTTACCGTTTCCATAAGTTTAATCTCTGCTAGTGTATCACTTGTGGCTGTGCTATCGTAGATATAAGCATACATTTTCATAATGTCATTATGCAAAAGCGGTGTTTCTAAAATTTTATCGCTACATTCTTTTAAAAGTCTGTTTTTCTTTATCTGTGTCAAATTGTCCATGCTATAACCTCACTTTCTATTTTTCCATTCAATGTTTTCAACTTCAACCTTGTAAACATTGGCATTACCATAGTTTTTACATTGATATGCAATCGCACCCAATTCATCGCTATAAACATTATCACCATTATATGCAACTGCGTTATTATAAGCAAAAATTGTATATCCGCCACCCTTGTGTTTATATAAGTTACACTCTAATGAATTTAATGCTGCAGTATGCCATGAACGGTTTTCATAATATGGAATATAAATTTTCATAGTTTCCTTCTTTCTTCCCGTGTAGCCGATAGAACAGCTATGCTATTTAATATCTCAATGTTGGGCTGTTATATTTACGTGATTCATGCTGTCCAGTTGCTACTTCAACAGCGGACGACCAAGCCCCACATTCAACATTGCACATTGATATTTTTATATCAACGTATCTTTTAAAATTACCAGTTATCTTCTTATTATGATATAATTCTAGTATCCATCTTCTTAAAGGCGATAGTGCTCTTTCATATGATAGGCCACTATTGCATTTATGCAGATTTTTTAAAGTTTTATTTAGTTCATTCCATACTGTAAAATATAATCGCCTTTTATTGTCAAGTATGTCATTGTCAATATTAGCAAGTGTGACAAGGCTGACATGATGCCATTCTGGATTGTGTTTTGCTTTCATTTGTTTATGCACTTGTTCGCAATCATGAATAAAATTCTTATGTGCTTTAATGCAGCTATCTGATTTGTAGTTATAATTGCAATGTACAAGTGGTGAAACAATACAGCATGTGTTTTGATTTGGACAATGATTGATATTTTCAATTTTTTCAATTATTGCCTTGTTTGACTGCAAAGAGTCCGTATCGAAATATTGCTCTTTTCCGAAACGTGCATTTAATTCTTGCTTTACTTCCATAACTTCTTTTACTGTTTTACATCCTTCGAAAACATCATTGCCTCTTGCGCACTCAGCATTTTCAATGCAATCTTCTTCGCAAAAGTCTGGACAATCTGTACATTCTTTTGCAATGCCTGAGTTAATAAAATCTTCAGATGTATAATCAGCGTAGTGCTTTTCTGTTTCTTCTGTTTCTTCTGATTCACTATAGTCTAATACAAGTCTATCATACAAATCTTTCAATGTTTTAAAATCTTCAAAATCATAACAGCTTGTAATAGATGCCATCCCTCTATGGTCATGTATAAACAGACCTCCAGCAACACCTCTAAACACCTTAAACTGTACATGATTTGTTAATTCAACCGTATATCTGCCGTCAAGTTGCTTTACAGCTTTTATAGATTCATTTATAATCTTTGCTACTTCTGCAAAAAACTTACTGTAATTATTGATTCTCATAATTTCCTCTTTCTTCAAGTCTTTCCTTGATGTCTTTGTTTTCTTTATCTTTATGATTATATAATACTGCGTTACTATTAACATACTGTGACATAATTGTAAATAAATTGTTAACATTATATGTTTTAATTTATAAACGCTCTTATGGTTCATACGTTCGATTTATGTTCTTATTTTGAATTATCTGACAACTTGTGGGGAATTTGTACATTGTATATTATATTTAAAGAGTATCTC